CAAATAGCGTTTGGGTAACAAACACCGGCACCGGTGCTATTGCTGGCGGGGCGGCACGCTCCCTGCTACACCCTGATTCGTATGTCACAGAAAACGATTTACAGAAAGATGTTTTCAGCATCCCAGTTGATCGTTTAATTGATCTGTGGTGCGTTAGGTTTGGCAACTCGTGGGTCAATCTAGAGGACATTGAGACTGATGACTTCTTCATCACCGCGTACAAGCGTTTGAAAACGCTTGGCGAATTGGAGGTTCATTACCTCACAGATCGCGCACGTTACGTGTGCCGTGTTCCAGAATAAATAAAGGAGAAAACAAATGGGCTTATTGAAAGACCGATACCAATTTGGATGGACTGATCCGAGAGCTACCACCATGAATCAACCTGACGAATTTGAAGGTCTTGGAAGCGCACTCACAGGCTTTGAAGATGTTGACACAGAAGTGTTGCGCAATTTGTGGATGGTCAAGTTTGGTGGCCGTGGCATCACGATGCGACAGCTTTATGACGTGCGTGAAGAAGACATCAACATGGTGGCAATGGAACTTTACAGACGCAAGCAAGTTAAAAGAGAGATTGTTCAAAGCCCGTACGAGGTTGCCGCAAAAATCTTGTACATCCTAGAGAAAGAACAAAATGGAGATCATTGAAGACAAAGCGTTGCTCTTACGCACACGCAACCCGCACAAGTACCGTGTCATACCCAAGCACAAGATCATTGAAGAAAGCACAGGTGTTTACCAAGTTGTTGTGTACTGGGGTCTTGATGAAGCGAGGGTGCTCAAGAACCTTGGCGTGAAAGATGTGAAGTCGCCGATCACTCGGCGCTATGACTGGCCCGGACGCTACAAGCCGATGGCACACCAGATGGAGACTGCATCTTTCCTAACACTGCACCGCCGTGCGTTTTGTTTCAACGATCCCGGCACGGGCAAGACGCTCTCTGCATTGTGGGCGGCTGACTACTTGATGAAGCGCGGCGAAGTTCGGCGTGTGTTGATCTTGTGCCCGCTGTCGATCATGCACAGCGCGTGGATGGAGGACATTGGTAAGAGTGTGATCCATCGCTCTGCCGTTGTCGCGCACCATGCGCAAGCTGCTCGTCGTATCGAGATGGTGCAGTCCAGCTACGAGATCGTCATTGCCAACTATGACGGCTTGAACCTGATTGCAGACGAGATCAAAAACGATGGGCGCTTCGACCTCGTGATCGTGGATGAAGCCAACGCATACAAGAACCCAAGCACACGGCGTTGGAAAGCACTAGCGTCAATCATCAAGCCGGAGACGTACTTGTGGATGATGACTGGCACACCCGCATCACAGTCGCCTGTGGATGCGTACGGCTTGGCCAAACTTGTGAACCCGACAGGCGTGCCGAAGTTTCAGACTGCGTGGCGCGACAAGGTGATGAACAAGATCAGCATGTTCAAGTGGGCACCAAAAGCGGATGCCAAAGACACGGTCTTCGCCGCGCTACAACCTGCAATTAGATTCAGCAAAGCGCAGTGTCTGGACTTGCCGCCGGTCATGACGATCACACGCGAAGTGCCGATGACACCGCAACAGAAGAAGTACTACGAGATGCTCAAGACGCAGATGATGGTCATGGCCGCTGGCGAGACGATCAGTGCGGTCAACGCTGGCGTTGCTGTCAACAAGCTGTTGCAAATCTCTTGCGGTGCGGCGTACACGGACGACAAGGAAGTTGTCGAGTTCGATGCGGCTCCTCGCCTTGGCGTGCTTGATGAAGTGTTGGAGGAGACGAACCGCAAGGTCATCATCTTCGCGCTGTTTCGCTCCAGCATCGAGACCATCGTGCGCCACTTGGAGAAGAACGGCGTTGGCGTGGCACAGATTCACGGTGACGTGACGGCATCCAAACGTGCGCAGATCATCAAAGAATTCCAAGATGTCATCCCCGCATCAGACGTGCCAGACAACGAAACACGCAACACGCTCAACAGCATGCGCGGCCCACGGGTACTCGTCATGCAACCGCAAGCCACGGCACACGGGATTACCCTGACTGCCGCCGACACCGTGGTGTTCTTCGGCCCGTTGATGAGCGTCGAGCAGTATGTGCAGTGCATCGCACGCGCAGATCGCAAGGGGCAAGACTCCGATAAGGTGACTGTGGTACACATTGAATCGAGTCCGATTGAGAAGAAACTGTTCAAGGCAATGGGTAGCAAAGTTAACGACAACGTGTTGCTGACAGATTTGTTTACCAGTGAGATCAAGTCTTAAAAATTTTTTCGTGAAGGGGGTTGCACAACAAAAATCCAGTGCTATGATTGTCAAACAATTTACAAAGTAGGAGTAGCAAATGACTGAACTTGACGATGAGGCAACGCCTCAAGAACAGCCGTCCGCGCCAGCGGTTCCAATGGATAAATTGGCGCGTGTGTACCGCAAGATGGCCGCTGAAATCCAGCGTCTGACCCAAGAGTACGAGACACAGGTCGAGGCAATCAAAGCCCAACAAGACGCTGTGAAGAACGCACTCAAAGATCAGATGTTGGCGCTTGGCATGTCGTCTGTGCGTACCGACAACGGCACCGTGGTCTTGGGCACCAAGACCCGTTACAACACAACTGACTGGGACTCGTTCAAAGAGTTCGTGAAAGAGCACGATGCTCTTGACCTGTTTGAGAAGCGCATTGCGCAGACCAACATGGGCACGTTCTTAAACGACAACCCCGGCGTTGTTCCGCCCGGACTGAACTCAGTCACGGAATACACCATCTCTGTAAGGAAACCAACCAAATGAGCAGAAAACAAATGGAAGCTCTTGACGCGGAGGCGTCACCAGCGCCAGAAGTCAGCCAAGACTACAAACTTGAGATCGCACTTCAGATGGCGCTCTCGCACCACAAGACCAACGGCGGCATGGTTACACCAGCCCAGTTGATCGAAAACGCCAAACAATTCCACGCTTACATCACAGGAGAACACAAGTGAGCAACGTAACTGTATTCAACCCCTCTCAAGTCCCCGCCTTCGCCCGCAACCGTGGCGAGCTGTCCCCAATGGCCAAAGCACTCGCTGGTGGTGCTGGTGGTGGCGGCAAGCGCATCTCCATCAAAGGCGGTGTGTTCCGTCTGATCTCTGGCGGCAAGGAAGTTGCCTCGATTGAGGATCGCCATCTGGACGTGGTCATCGTCAACGCCGCGCCCAAAGTTTCGCGTGTGTGGTACGGCAAGGCGTACGACGGCTCCACTACCGTGGCTCCGGACTGTTGGTCCAATGATGGTGAGAAGCCTGACGCATCGGCTGAGAACAAGCAGTGCGACACCTGCGCTGACTGCCCCAAGAACATCGCTGGCTCCGGCCAAGGTAACAGCCGCGCTTGCCGCTTCCAGCAACGTGTTGCTGTGGTGTTGGCCAACGACATGGAAGGTGACGTGCTTCAACTGACCGCACCTGCAACGTCAGTGTTTGGTAAGGAAGATGGCGAGAACCGCCCCCTGCAAGCCTACGCCCGCTGGCTGGCCGCACAAAACGTGGACCCCGGCGAAGTGGTCACCCGCTTGAAGTTTGACACCAAGTCCGAGTCGCCCAAGCTGTTCTTCAAAGTCATGCGCTGGCTGACCGACGACGAGTACGCCACTGCCCAGAAGCAAGGCCAGACAGCCGAGGCCAAGTCTGCAATCACCATGACCGTGGCCAAGCAAGACGGCGTGGTTGCCGCCCCGATCAGCGAGACCATTGGCGGTAAGCGCCCAACCAAAGCCGCCCCTGCGCCCGCAGAGGACGACGAGCCACCAGCACCCGCACCGAAGGCCAAGAAGAAAGCCGAGGCCGAAGACGATGGCGGCGAGCCAACCGTGCGCAAGGAGGAGAAGAAGCCTAGCGCGGTCCCTGCAAAAGCTGCCCTTGCTGACGCAATCAGCAACTGGGACGACGAGTAAGGAGATCGGGGGGAAAGCGGATGCTGACTGCGATACGAACGGTCAAGCTCCCGACGGGCCTAAAAGCGTAGCCTGAAACAAACTCAGTGAAGCGAGTACCCCCACCTAATACCTATGGCTTACTCAGACAAAATCATTGACGGGGTCAAGAAAGCACCCAAGACGCTCGGGAATCAACTTGGGCGCTGGGCCGTGCACTTAGACTATCCGGTCACCAAAATTTCCCGTGCTACGGGTGCAACGCGGCAGACTGTTTACAACTGGTTCAATGGCGGCGAAGTGTTCGTTGCCTACCGCCCGCACGTCGAAGCTCTTCTCAAAATCATGCAGTCTTCGTCCACCGTGGACGAGGCGTGGAGAAAAACATGTCAGACATTCCAAATCAAGCCCTGATCGCCAACATGACTGACGAAGAGTTTATGCGTGAGGCGTACATGCGCGGCTTGGCAAAGCTCGACGGGTTTTGGGTGGCAGAGTTCTACAAGCGCCTTGAGCGTGCGATGGACGAGAAGCAGACGACAGAAAAAACCCAATAAAACAAAGGACTGGTATGGAACCGCTTGACTTCCTAGCGGTGGTTTTGCCGTCCCCCGGAAATGGGTACTACTGTGCGGCTGAACTCACAAACAAAAAACACGTCTACGAGGAGAACATCAGTGATCTTGAACCACACATAAACAAATGGCACGCTGAGAAACGCGATGTCTTCTACGCGCTGGCCACCTTCAAAGAGGCCGGTAACCGCGAGGGCGACAACGTCCAATTTTTGCGCTCGTTCTTCATTGACATGGACGGCTACGCCTCGAAGAAAGACGCGGCCAAAGCTTTGTCTGCGTTCATGGAGAAGGTGGGGCTGGATGCGCTAGGACAGCCGTGGATCGTCGCTTCAGGCGGTGGACTGCATGTGTACTGGCCGATGTCCGAGGACATGCCTGTCGATGTTTGGAAACCTGTTGCTGAGAAGCTCAAGCTCTTGTGCAAGCAAGAAGGCTTGGCCATCGACATGAACGTGACAGCGGACTCATCGCGCATCCTGCGGGTTCCGGGCACGACCAACTTCAAGAAGAAATACGCCACACCCCGGCCAGTATCCTTGCTTATTGAAAGTGGCGTGTTCGATTTGCAAGGATTCTCGGACCTCATTGACAGCAAGCTGACCCTGACTCCCCCTGCGCCGCCCCCACAGGCCATACCGGGGACGAGGCCAAACCGCGCACCTGATGCGGCGACGATCAAGATGGTCGAGAACTCCGTCACCAAGTTCGAGCTGGTGCGCCCGCACTGCGCCCAGATCGCGGACTACGAGGCCAACGCCCAAGATGATGGCAAGGAACCGATTTGGCGCGGGTTGCTGTCGTGGACCAAGGTGTGCGAGGACGGCACGGAGTGGGCTATCAAGCTCTCGGACATGCACCCGTACCCCATGAACCGGATGCAACAAAAGCTGGCCGAGATCAAAGGGCCGTACCCCTGCGCCAAGATGGACAGCGAGAACCCCGGCATCTGCGGCAACTGCCCGCACTGGGGCAAGGTCACCAACCCACTGGTCCTCGGGCGTGAGTTGAAGGTTGACAACAGCGAGAAGCTGATCGAGCTGAAGCCCAAGAAGCCTGTACAGCAACCTGTACAAGAGGAGTTCAACGACGACGAGTATTTCGCCGCTGAGGAACCAGAAGACTTTGCAGAAGAGTTAGTGCCCACTATCAAGCGACCCCAACCACCACGGGGCTACAGCTTCGGCGAGAACGGCGGCGTGTACGCCAACATCTCTGAGGAAGACGCTGAGGGCAAGAAGACAACCAAGAACGTGCAGTTGCTCCCCTACGATTTGTTTGTGGTGGACCTGCTCAAGACAGAGCAAGATCATTTGGTGCACATGGCCGCTGTCCGTCCTTCGGGCGTGGAGACATTGAACTTCCCCCAGAAGTCGGTGGTCAGCAAAGACGAGACGCTGAAATGGCTGGCCAGCAACAACATCGTGTCCAGCTTCATGGGCTTTGACAAGAAGCTCTACGAATACGTCCGCGCATCCGTGGGCGAGGCATCCCAGAACCGCAAGGTCATCGAGGTTCCAACCCAGTGCGGCTGGCAAGCCGATGGCTCCTTTGTCTACAACTACCGCGTGTTCACCCCTGACGGGCGCGAGACCACGATCCCGATGCCCGGGCTTGAGAACATCAACCGTAGCACCAACAGCGCGGG